GAAAGAGTTTCAGGATATTTCAGTGATGAAATGGTTTAGAGATGACGATTCATAAACATATATGTTTAAGAGTTGGTGTGTAACACAAAAAATTAATAATGCTACCAATCTATCACATGTGCTCATGGACGGAGGTGTCCTTTCCGTGCCTTTTGATAAATTGAATGACTTTTACGATAAATATATCGAAACGATTACGACGGGTGAGAAACTCTTTGTTGTCGAACAAAAGACGCCCGTCTATAACTTTTTCATCGATATCGATTACAAAGATGAAGAATCCCTTTCGGTCGACGAAATTAAGTCCATCTGCAAAATCATTTGTGACAAGGTGAAACGACATGGTGGTAAGAAGTGTCTTATTTCTGCATCGCCTCCGAAGAAGTGTGGCACACTCACGAAGACTGGTGTACACTTAAATTGGCCCGGTTTTGTGGTGGATCAGGCGTCCGCGATCGCTCTTCGTGAACACGTTCTCATCGCTCTCTCGGCGGCGAAACGTTCAGTCGACTGGAACGATATCATAGACTCGGCAGTATACGGTGACCTCAGAAGAAAAACAAAAGGAAGTGGCTTTCGTATGCCGTGGTCCTATAAAAAGGCGAAACACGAGCCGTGTAACGGTGAAGGTTGTGCTCAATGTGAAAATGGAAAAATGAATCAACTTGCATACCTCCCTGTATTCATGTATACACCAGAACCATTGAGTACGATCATACGTGTTAATCAGAAACCAAGTGTTGAATTATTGAAAATGTCTGCCGTTCGAACGGATGCTCCCCAGAATGCCTTCATACAACCACCATCGGTACCTATTCGCGAAGGATCATTTACCGATGAAGAAACGAAAGATGAACTTCAAGACGAAGAACTCAAATCTATGATCGAAATGTTTGTCAGAAAGAATCTTGAAGGACAGTCGGATGCATATATCACAAAACTTTTTAAACATAAGAACACATTCCTCGCTGCTACAAATTCGAATTACTGTGAAAATCTAAAACGGAATCACAATTCTAATCACGTTTGGTTCATAATCAGCGGAAAGTTGATTCTTCAGAAGTGTTTCTGTAGGTGTGAAACACTGCGTGGTCGTAGAGATGGTTTCTGTAAAGACTTTTGTGGTCGACGACACGAACTTTCACGGGATATCATAGACAGATTATATCCAAAAAGGGAGGAACTTCAAAAGTGCCCGGAAATTAAAAAGTTTGTGGAAAAACCACAAATTAAACAGGGGGAGGCGAAACCACTCATTGAAACATTCATTAATAAATTTATGCATGGTCAAGAGAACACTTCTGTTGTAAATATCAGGCGAGATAAGGCTAGTCATATCGTTCTCACAACTTCTTCGTATTGTGAATCCATACGTGATACTCACTCTGATTTAGTAATGTCGTATGTCATCAAGGGAAATAAAATAACGCAACAGTGTCCGCTTTGTAAAGGGAAAAAGAATAAGGCGAGAACACATACACTAGTGGATCCTCGCCTCGTAAAACTACTTAAACAATAATACGTATTATTACTAAATGGTCGTTGCGACTCGTACACGCTCCGGAAGACAGATAAAGAAACCCGTATTGTTTCAACCAACAGAGACTGTTCTTGAAGACGATTATGCCACTGATGAACACGATACAGACATCGATTCCGATATTGACACGGAGGACGAAGAGGAATATTCTTCGGAGGATGAAGAAGAAGATGCGGATGAAAATGGTAACCTTAAAGATTTTGTAGTCGATGACGAGAGTGAAAGTGAGGAATAATACACTTAAAAAAAAGGGACTTTATATTAGAAAATGGAAACGGATATTGGTAATCCCATTGAATATAGTCCTATGCTTGAGAATGTTCCAGAGGAGAAAGATGAAAGTAATGATAAGCCTCCAGAAGAAGAGTATTATTTTCATCCGTCGCCACCTCCGCCACAGTACCACCAAGAGAATGAGGGATTTGATCTATTCAAAAACGTAGAAAAATCTACGTGGATCATCGCATTCGCAGTTTTTCTACTTGGATTTTTTATGGGGAAAACCATGCAACCAGTTATTCTCAGGTACGCCTGAAAATGGTACAAACGTTCCTATATTTCCAACTTTTGGTGGAATAAAATGATTAATAAATGGATCCCTATACGTATCTTCGATAAAACCAGCAGTTGTACTCGCTTCTGGCTTTTTACGAACCTTTTTCTTTTTCTTTTTTTTGCTCCCCTCCATAAAGAACAAAATAAATACAGTGCTGACGATAATCGCCGTCACGAGTATATCTATCATATGTTATTGTATATGAAAATTATTCCGCCTCCTCCTCCTCCTTGATTTCGTCCAGTTTCGCATCCTTTTCGCGCTTCTTCTGGCATTCCTCAATCTCCTTCGCGACGATGGCATCCGCCTCCTTGACCAGATCTTCCATATTCGCGTCTGGTTTCTCCTTCTTAAGACGCTCGAGGACTTCGGCGGGGTGAGAGATGGGTGCCTCATCGGGTTTGGTGTAAAATTGAGAGTTCTCATCACCAGGAATGGCTCGAACCTTCTCATCCATCATCGCTTGCTTACGCTCATTGAACATACGCGCCGCCTGTGCTTGGTTCTCCTTGTATCCGGTCATGATCTCCTCGAGCTTATCGTTGGTGTAATGCACATCCTCAATCTTGGTAGGATCAGGGGGGATCAGAAGCCACTTGTACAGGTCAACGACGTAAATGTCGAACGTAGGATCCTCTTTCTGTAGACGCTTAGCGTGATTGGCCGCTTCGTCGCGAGTAGCGAACGCGCCTCGAATTTTGATTCCGAACTTATCATTCTTCTGAGGCGCCTCGGGGCCTATGATTGAGAGACACGCAAAAACCTGTCCAGGAACAGTAGTGTAGTCGGTTTCAAGAGACATTGTAATTCTTTTACTTGTTAAAACTTTAAGCCCTAAGTGACTTTAAAGATTTGTGTTGTATAAGAGACATGGAGGAGATTCGCAAAAACCATAATAACGCCAAACGGGTACTCATACAGTCTGTGGCTCGCGAAGGTCAACATATTCTAGATGTTGGTTGTGGGTTTGGTGGAGATCTTCAAAAATGGCACAAATGTGGTGTAAACATAAACATGTGTGACCCGGAACCGGAAGCGCTCATCGAAGCGCGATCGCGAGCGAAGAACATGCATATGCGCGTTAATTTTTATGAAGGAGACATACACGCGTGTCCAAAAAGAAAATTTGATGTCGTCTGTTTCAATTTTTCACTTCATTATATCTTCGCCACAAAAGATCTATTTTTCAAGTCGATTCACGAAATCAAGAAACGCGTCAAAGCGGGTGGACATTTAATAGGTATCATTCCGGATTCAGAAAAAATCATCTTCAAGACGCCGTTACATGACGATATGGGTAATTTTTTCAAACTCAAAGATCATGGAAATGGTGGTTTTGGTGAAAAACTATTCGTCCATCTGGAGGACACTCCATATTATGCAGACGGACCAAAATCTGAACCAGTCGCATTCAAGGACCTTTTAATCACACATTTAGAAGAGTTGGGTTTTAAATTACAACTTTGGGAAGGGCTTCAGGGAAATCCCATCTCAGAGTTGTATAGTAAATTTATCTTTGTATATAATAGATGATACTTATTATTATATTAATCCTTGTGAACCTTTTGATTTTATTTCAAACACGAGAACCAGGTAACTTCACTGAAGTGAAGAGAAAGTATCGTGTTCTCAGAGAACATCTCAAAAAAACGAACAATGGAAAATTTAGTATGTTGGTAGACCCTATACCTTTGACGGCACTTAAAAAGATGTCTGGAACTGTGGGATACAACGTCAATAAGGGAGCGGACATAACTATATGTATAGGTGGCGACGTCAATGAGATTATGCACGTTTTGATACACGAGCTCGCACACAGTACCGTCCCCGAGTGGGATCATTCCACAAACTTTTGGAACAACTATTCGGAACTTCGAGGTATCTGTGAGTCCATCGGCATTTACACGAGATTACCAGACAAGACCAAATTTTGTGGTCAGTACATTCAGGATAAATAATAATATTGGACTACTATAAAATGCAAACGCCTGTCAATGATCTCATCACAGCGATTTTTTCGTGGGTTGTGTTCTATGCCGTGACACAAGTTCCTAAACACTTT